GCTGCATAATTGCCGTTTTCTAACTGCATTATGTGTGCACATTTGTGCTCTTGCGGTATTTCAGAATGTTCCGTGTTTAGTATATTAGTCTCTGGATGAGCCCAGTCAACCGTAAAAAGGTATTGACCAGGATAAAATTTTTTATCTTTTCCTTTATATTTTCCGTCTACACCAGCCAGCCAATCAAAGCAATGAACACTAGGCCAATAACTAAAACTATTCCACAGTTCCAACTGGTCAACTGACATATCCGGCACTTCGGATCTAGAAAAACGTTTTTGGAAAAACGCTGAGATAGGCAAACGCCAATAGCACGCACCATTGGGTAACATGATATTAAACAACAACGCACGACCTGATATGCTCGTAATACCAAAAGCAACACAATCTTTTTCACCTTTCTTAGACATGTCCATGTCATAGAGATACTCGGACCTAACCTTGCAATAGATTGGGGGAATGTTTGCGTTAAGATATGCCATAGTTTACTTCTCCAACTTGTAAATATTATCATCCGAAAATGTCTCCCCAAGTCTTACCTGATTCATAGTCAACTTTATTAGGGACCGCTAGTGTAACAGCATTTTCCATAATCTCAATAATCTTTTTGGCTTGCTTTTCAGATTCTACAGAAATATCAAGTTCGTCATGAATTTGGATATGAGGGACAATACCTTCTTGATATAAATTTAGCATCGCTTGTTTTGTCATATCAGCCGCAGATCCTTGAATAAGTTTGTTTAAAGCTTTGTAAGTCATAGCTCTTTTGACTTTTGGCGTTACAGATTTTAAAGATTCTCTTAAAAAGATTTCTTCTTTTTCTGTCATCTCTTCCATTTGAATTTTATACTCAAAAGATTTTTCTATTTTTGCTTTTTGTTTTTTCACCGAAGCCATTTCTGCTTCTTCTTTTTCTTTATAAATCGTAGGTAAAGTTTCAGGATTATATTCATTAATTTCCCATTTATTAAATCGACATCTACGTTTTAATAATGTGTTAATATATCCGGAATCTTGAGCAAACTGAGAAGTTCTAGACATGAGTTGGCGAACAAAAGGAACGTTATCATGATACTTATTAAATAATTTCTCAGCTTCACCTTTCGTTGATAAACCTAATTCAGCTTGAAGTTTAGCTTTACCCATACCGTAAAACAATCCTAAGTTAATTGTTTTTGCTTGAGATCTAGAAATGCCTGCCATATCCGCTACGATCTGGTGAAAGTCTACAGAATTATCTTTAAATTTTTTAACTATGTTAACAACGGAATCGTTGTAACAAATAGGTGCTGTAGTTGCTGCGTAATGAACGACTAATCTTGGTTCCTGTTGTGAATAGTCAAAACATCCCCAGGTTGTTCCTTCTTCGGGTAAAAATAAACCTCGAATCATTGGACCCAAATCTTTGTTTCTAGCAGGAATTTGCTGTAAATTAGGATTTGAATAACTAAATCTTCCAGTTACCGTGCCCCCTTGATCAGATCGTATAGGATTAATATCCGCATGAATCCTACCTCGATGTTCATGTTTTAAAATCGTATCAATAAATGTTGTATGTGCCTTGTTTATTTCTCTAGCTTTTGCTATCTTTTGAATCGTTGGATTTTCATGTGTAGATAAAAAATTTTTAGTAAAGGAAGGTTCATTTGATTTTTCGGTTTTATGATATTCTAATTCTAGTTTTTCAAAAACTTTGGCAATCGATCTTGCAGCCCATATTTGGGGCTCTATTCCTGTTTCTTTTTTTATTGCTAGCAATAACTCTTCTTCTTTTGAAATTAATTGTTGTTTCAATCTATGAGCTTTTTCAACATCCACCCGAACGCCCTTAAATTTCATATCGACTAAACACGGAAACAAATTAGTTTCTAAATCAAATATTTTATTTAAATTTTGTTTTCTAATATCTACAGATAAAACTTTAAAAAGCTCTAAAGTTAATTGTGCATCTTTTTCTGCATAGGATCCAACATACATTGCAGGAAGATTGTACATCCCAGATTTTGGATCGACACCGGCAGCTTCTGCTGCAGCTTTTAATCCTTGTTCATCTTTAACTTCGCCTAAATAATCATAAGCGACATTGTTAAGTGAATACCACAATCGATTCTCATCTATTAAAGACATCATCACCATGGTATCGACAATGTTTCCATTAATTTTTATTCCATAACTTTTTAACCAACACACATCATACATTGCATTATGAAATATTTTTGTATTATCTGCTTTACATACATCGGTAATCCACTTTAGAACTTTTTTTCTGTCTAAATTACCTTCGCGATGACCTATTGGATAGTAACCTGACCAACCTTCTACAGCGACAGCAAAACCAATAATCTCTCCGTGACCTATAACTGAACCTGACCCTCTGCTTTTTAGATTTGGATCTTTAGTTTCTAAATCAATGGCTACATATGGATATTTAGATAAGTCCGGAAAAGTTTCTGGACAAACCCATTCAGTCTGAGCTTGGAACATCGTTTCTTTTTTTCAGTCTTTCAATTTCTAATTCACAATAATGAATTATTTTTTCTAAATCTTGCACGCCATTCTTTTTTTGATAACGCACAACATATTTTATTACATTACCTTGAAAGAAACTCAAGTCATTACCCATGATAAAATGATAAGGTTGAATTTTCATTTTATAATGTTCACCTCCTATCTGATTCATAGATGGAAAGACTCGATCAAAGTCATTTTTACTTGTCATATATCTTCTCCTATATAGTATTGATATTCTGAACCTTGGTTCATAATATACAGTTTGTTTTTAGCTCTTGTGATTCCCACAAAGAACAACCTGTGTTCTGTGTCTTTATTTACTAGAGCCGCATCGTAAATAATTTTTTCTAAATCGGTAAATAAAATAACATTTTCACATTCTTCACCTTTAACGGAATGTATCGTAGAAACTTTAATTCTTGCTGGCTTAGTTAGATCCTCGCCGCTCGCTACGAGATCCTGAATATATTGTTTCTGTGGTTCGTCCATCTTCAGCACGGTCCAATCACCCGAAACTTTAAGTCCATGATTCATTTTTAATTCATCTAAATCTACAGAATCAATGTTGTCAAAATTTTCACCTTTAAAATTATGTTTAACTTCTGCTTTCGTTAAATGTTCGTAAAGTATTGCAGCTTCTTCTCCAGATACGCTCGCACCTTTATTTAATCGGTCCCAAACATTAATCGCTTCTAATAATTCAGAAGGCAATAAGTCATTGAATTTACAGTCAAATCTGTAACCCAAAGCATGTAAATGATCAACAATAGGTTTCATCTGGTCATTTGTTCTTGTTAAAATCATCCATTGACCTGTGCTAAAATCAATATCGGTAATATCTAAATAGTCGATAACCTCGCCTTCGGCATCTCTTGGAGTCCATTGCTTTTGCATTCGTTCTTCCATGTTCATTAATACAGACACAGCAACTTGGTGAATTGCACGTGGTACACGGCGTGATGCAACTTGTGCATCAATTTTACCTTTTAAATTTATAAACTCACTAGGATCTGCACCTTGAAAAGTATAGATGGCTTGATCGTCATCCCCTGCAATGTAAGATCGTTTACACTGTTCTTCAATGTAATAGAACATTTTCCATTGCAAGGGATTTAGATCTTGTGCTTCATCAAGAAAAATTGCATCGAGGGACGGACACAACTTTTTCTCAATAAACTTGGTTAACATATCTGAAAACTCAAACATGTTATAATAATCTTTATAATCAGTTAAATCTTGTTCAATTTGATATAATAAATCATCATCAATTCTTGTATCGAGTTCTAGTTCATATACCGCATCCATTAGGTTAATTTGTTTTGCGCGTGAATATTCTATCGCTTTCATATATGGATTTTTATATTCTCGATATCCGGTTTCAGATTCATAATTTTCAAAAGACATATCATTACAAACCAAAGAAAAATTTTTAAATGCATTCCAGTTTTTACCTTGTAAGAGTTGTGTGTTGGTATCAATCCCAAGTTCTCTCTTTCCCATCGCATGCATAGTTGAAATATATTCAAATTTAAATTGTGGGTATGCGTCGGATATTCTTTTTTGTGCTTCTTTGGCTGCAGCATTACTAAATGAAATATAAGCAATCTTGTTTGGATCTGTTTTAAGATCAAGCAATTCATATTTTAAATGTTTATGAATTAAGGTGTGAGTTTTTCCCGTGCCAGGTGGTCCTGGAATAATAATTCTCATTTCTCAAATTCAGCTTTTTTCTTTTCGTTTTTTCTAACAATAGTTTGATTTAGAGTAAGTCCTTCAATCTGCCAAACCTTCTCACTTTTTTCATTTATCTTTTTAGTCACTTGTTTTGCTTCAAATAAATTTTGCATCAAACGAATTGTTTTATTGTAGTTGTAAGTTTTATCTTGCCACAATCTTGTACCTAATAAATGTTTCCAAAAATGTTTAAACTTAAACCAGCTATGGCCGTT